GTAGGGTGGGGGAGTACCTGGACTTCGTGGTAAGACCTGGGGGGCTTGAGGACTCCACAGCATATGCCCCATCACGCACGAGTTGCATAACTCACAACCCCTGCAATCTTCAATGGCTCCAGGACGCATCAGATCAATCCAGGATCGACGAACGTGGGCGGGGTGGGGCTACCCCCTATGGACCACTGGAAAACGCCTTAGGGGGGCTTATAAACCCCGCCTAGAATTTTTTTTACCGTAAACGAAGGAGCTGTAATGCTTAAAGCTGAGGAAGTGCAGGCGTTCTTGAGGCAGTTTGAGCCTCTGCGAGAGATAAGCGTAGACGAGTCGAGCCAAGTTGTGTTCGCCCCGTGGCTCGTCAGGGTCCACGGAAGCGTGATGATCTACGGCGAGCCTCATGCGTTCGAGGCTGAGCTGGACCTACGAGAGTTTGGCGGGGCGGAAGACCTGATGAAGCTGGTTGAGCAACTGCTCAAGAGCTTTGCTGCGGCTGCTCAGGTGGTGAACGCCAAGGCTTCTGTGGCTTAACGCTCTACGGATAACCGTACTACGGTATATCCGTATTACGGTTATACTAAGAATAAGATATACCTTAGGATATTTATTAGTTTTGGATAAGGTATAGATATTCTTTGTATAAGTATTGGATATTGTTTATGGATAGTTATTGTTTTGGATATATACAAGACGGTATCCCATAGTACGGTTATCCCATAGTACGGTTATACGTATAAGAATACAGCAAGGATCGTGCCAGCTTTTTTTTGAGGCTGTGCCGGGCCCCTGGTTCGAAGAACACCAGATACGCTGGAGTTGGTTTCTATGTAGGCCATCTCCCAGCGGAAGGTGGAGGCAACATCCGCAGTCAGGGATCCGATTCCGACTCCTTTACGGATTGACCTGACCGTCTGGCCCACGCTACGGGCCGCTCCAAGAGGTTGAGTTGGTTTTAAGGCTCCGGGTGCTAATGCGCTCGGGGCCTTTTTCTTTGAGAACCCCAGAGACAATCCGTTTCATATGCCACCAACGGCAACGCAGGAGTTGATATGGCAGCGCGAATGCGCAAGACGCACCAAGACGACGTAAGAGCAAAGATCCAGGCGACCCAACTGGTCAACCGGCTGATGTCGCACATCCAGGGCACGGTCAACCTGAACCCGTCGCAAGTGACCGCCATCAAGATCCTGCTGGACAAGAGCCTGCCCAACCTGTCGGACGTTAAGATCGAGTCGGGCGGACAAGGCATCACGTTCAACCTGAACGCCAACCTTCCAAAACAGAATGGCTGAGGCAGTAGCAGAGCATGACGAAGGGCAAGTCACCTACTTCCCGCCCGGACCTCAAGCCGCCAAGTTCCACGGAGACAACTCCTTCGTCCGGGGTCTCATGGGCCCTGTCGGTTCTGGTAAGTCGTCTTCCTGCTGCTCCGAGATCGTCATGCGGGCCATCCGCCAGGAGCCCTGGTACGACGGGGTCCGCCGGTCCCGCTGGGCCGTCATCCGAAACACCTACCCCGAACTAAAGTCCACGACCATCAAGACGTGGCAAACGTGGTTCCCGCCTCATGTGGCGCCAATCCGTTGGGATACGCCGATTACCTCGACCATGCGGATCGATGACATCGGCGACGGAACCGCGATGGAGCTTGAGGTCATCTTCTTGGCGCTTGACTCGGAGATGGACACCGGCAAGCTACGCTCGCTGGAACTGACTGGCGTCTGGATCAACGAAGCGTCCGAGATCTCTCGCGGCGTCTTCGACATGTGTACGCAGCGGGTGGGTCGCTACCCTTCAAAGCTCAAGGGTGGCCCGAGCTGGACCGGCGTGATCATGGATACCAACCCGCCGGATGACGACCATTGGTACTACCAGTTCGCCGAGCAAGACACGCCAAAGACGTGGAAGTTCTTCCGCCAGCCGGGCGGCCTGTACCGCGACGAGGACGGCGAGTACCACCCGAACCCCGACGCCGAGAACACGGACAACTTGCCCAACGGGCACGGCTACTACCTTCAGCAGCTCGGCGGCAAACAGGACGGCTGGATCAACGTGTTCCTCATGGGAAACTACGGAACGACCAGCAGCGGCAAGCCAGTCTTCCCCGAGTGGAACGATCGAGTGCATGTCTCCGACGAACCGCTTGAGCCCGTGCGCGGCCTGCCCATCATCATGGGATGGGACTTTGGTCTTACTCCGGCCTGCATCATCGGGCAGCAAATGCCAAACGGTCAGCTTCGCATCCTTGAGGAAATCATTTCCGAGGACATGGGCATACGGCAGTTCACCTCCGATGTGGTGCGACCGATCTTGACCAACAAGTACAACGGCTTTGTTCGCTTTTCTGAGGGCGACCCAGCCGGACAGATTCGTGCTCAGACGGATGAGCGCACTTGTCTTCAAGAGCTGCTTGAGTTGGGCATTCCAACTGAGCCAGCCGCAACCAACGACTGGGTACCGCGCCGAGAGTCGGTTGCTTACTTTTTGACGCGCATGATTGACGGCGGGCCTGGCATGTTGCTAGACCCCCGCTGCTCTACGCTGCGCAAAGGTTTCAATGGTCGCTACCGCTATGAGCGCCTGAAAACTTCAGGCCAAGCGCGATACAGGGACCGGCCCGTCAAGGATGCCTTTTCGCATCCGCACGACGCTCTCCAATACCTGTGCATGCGAGTTCGTAACGGGCTGCGTCCCGTCTCGGCACGCCAAATCGCACAAGCTAGTACCAGAGGCTGGACATGAACGGTATCGCCATTGTTGGGGCGGGTGCGCCCCCTCCTCTCAACGTAGACATCAAGACCGACCAAAAGGTTGAGTTGATCGAGATGCTGCACTCGGACCTATCGCGACACATCGGCGATTGCTGGGAGCGGGCAAAGTTCGCAAAGACCGAGATCACCGAACGCCTGCTCAAGTGCGAGCGGCAGCGCCGAGGCGTCTACGACCCAGAGCGCGAAATCGAAATTGCCAAGACAGGCGGCTCTGACATCTTCATGCGGATCACGGACATCAAAGCCCGTGCCGCTGCCAACTGGATTACCGACGTCATGATCGGTAATGGGCGGCGTGTGTTTGAGTTGGACCCAGCTAATGAGCCGGAGCTGCCGCCGGAAATAGCTGCCGGCATCGTAGAGCTTGTACAGCTAGAGCAGCAGGCGTTTCTGGAGCAAGGCGGTCAAGTCCACCCTGAGGCATTTCGGGTGAGGATGGAACAAGTCCACGACCAAATCATAAACCGCATGCGAGAGGAGGCCGACAAGACCGCTAACCGCATGGAAAACAAGATTGACGATCAGCTTTCTTCCGGTGGTTTTGATAACGCTTTGCGCGAGTTCATCGACGACTTTGTGACCTACCCGACGGCAATCCTCAAGGGCCCGGTCATCCGTCGAAAAAAGCAGATGAAGTGGGGGCCGAAGTTCCAGCCAGTCATCATCAATGATTTCAGCCGAGAGACCTACCGCGTCAATCCGCATGACGCCTTCCCCTCGCCAAACTCCAGCTCGGTAAACGACAACTTCTTCATTGAGCGTATGCGTTTGACCCGTTCGGCGCTTCAGTCGATGCGTAGCGCTCCTGGCGTGTCCGACGCTGAGATCGATCAGGTTCTTGAGCGTTTTGGCGAAACCGGATTCCGTCAGTGGCTGATGGGCGACCAGGAGCGCGATCGCCTGGAAGGCAAGCCGCACGCCCTTCTTTACACCAGGGAAGTGATCGAGGCTATTGAGTTCTGGGGTAGCGTCAGCGGCAAGATGCTGATGGATTGGGGCTACAAAGGCAAGAAGCTAGATCCGTACAAGGAGTACGAGATCACCGCTATTCAGATCGGCCCGTTCATCATCAAGTGCATCTTGAACCCCGATCCTCTTGGCGCTCGCCCATATGAAATCGCGCAGTGGGTTCCGATACCCGGTGCTTTCTGGGGCACTGCACTGACTGAGCAGATGCGTGATGTTCAGATCATGTGCAACGCGGCAGCCAGATCACTCGCCAACAACATGGCGATTGCTTCCGGCCCTCAGGCGGAAATTGCGGTAGACCGCCTGCCTGACGGCGAGCCCATCACGCAAATGTTCCCTTGGAAGATTTGGCAAACGACTAGCGACCGCACCGGGGGCGGCCAACCTGCCGTGCGTTTCTTTCAGCCAAACATGAACGCACAGGAGCTCATGGCCGTCTATCAGTACTTCATGAAACAAGCAGATGAAGTGACTGGCGTACCGTCCTATGTTTACGGCGGTGGCGCAGGCTCCGGAGCAGGACGAACGGCGTCCGGCCTTTCGATGCTGATGGACAACGCAGCAAAAGGTATTAAGAACTCCATTGCCTCCATTGATGTTGTGGTCGCTTCAGTGGTTCAGCGGATGTACGTACACAACATGCTGTATGACCCCGACATGTCATGTAAGGGTGACTTCAAGATTCGCGCCCGTGGAGCTATGGGCTTGGTTGCCAAAGAGCAGCTTCAGATGCGCCGCAACGAATTCTTGCAAGCAACAGCCAATCCTGTCGATCTTCAGATTGTCGGCGCTGAGGGCAGGGCATACCTCTTGCGAGAGCTGGCCGAGTCGCTTCAGATGGACACAGACAAACTTGTTCCAACAACTGAAAAGCTCGAGTTCAAGCAAGAGCAAATGCAGGCTATGGCTATGCAGCAAATGGCCGCACAGCAACAAGCAGCACCACAAGCACCAGCTACGCTCGATGCAGCCGGCAACCCGGCAGGCGGAGCGGAAGCAAACATAGTCCAGTAAGGAAAATCATGATGAAGAAGCCCATGCCGTTTGCCGGCAAAGAATCCAAGCGCGAAGAGCTCATGGAAAAGAAGATGCCTGCCAAGAAGTACATGGCCGGAGAAAAGCGTGAAGCCGAGCGAGTTGGTTATGCCAACGGAGGTCTTGTTGTTGCGGGATACGGTGCCCCTAACGAGTGCACGTATAACCAAGGCCCGGGCGTGCGCAGCCGTCAAGACTACAAAAAGTAATACGTGCTGAATAAACCACCACGTACAGTAATTGCATCGTTGTCGTCCTTAGACGGCAACAGTGATTTCGAAGAGGTGTGTAAGTGGCTTGAGGATTCCCTTGCCACAATCCGCCTTTTCAACGATTCAACGCGAGAAGAAGTGCAGTCTCGCTGGAATCAAGGGGCATCCCAGGCACTCGCCGAGTTTCTTGAAAAGAAGCGAACGGCCAGGGACACGCTCCGGAAAATGTAATTAGTCCCAATTTGGGACAACGCTTGTTCGGTGGCGATTCACCGGCAAACCGAGAACACCGGAACAACCTAACAAGGGTGACCGCATTGACGGCCCCGAGTTGGAAGTGAAGGCTCTAGGAGAAGTAATTGAACCTCCCCCGCGCCGTCGTAGAGGCGGAAAGAAAGGCAGAAGAAGCTCTTCAACGAATTGCTCAGGCTCGACAAGCCCAGCAATCTTCACCGGATCCGGCGCCACCGGCTTCGAGTGAACCGGCCCCGGCCACACCGCCGGCTCCGAGCGAACCAGTAGCGCAGGCAACCCCCGCGCCCACCAACACCCCGAGCGAGCCGGCCAGCCCGCAGGGAGACGACAAGTGGGAAGCTAGGTACAAGACGCTGCACGGCAAATACAACGCCGAGGTTCCGCGATTGCATGCGGCGCTCAAAGAGCGTGAAGGCAAGTTGGAAAGTCTGACCGAGGAAGTGGAGGCGTTGCGGTCTTCGCTGGCGAAACCTAAAGAATCGCTGGTCAAGCCCGAGGAAGTGAATGAGTTTGGCGAGCCTCTCGTTGACCTGATCCGTCGCGCTGCGCGTGAAGAGGTATCGGGTAAAGACGATGAGATCACCAAGCTCAAAAAGCGGATTGAGTCGTTTGAGGCTCAGACGGTTCAGACCAAAGAAGTCGGCTTCTTCGAGAAGCTGGTGCAGATGGTCCCGGACTGGATGGCTGTCAACGACGATCCGGACTTCCATGCATGGCTGGGTGAAGTCGATGAGTTCACCGGCTATCAACGCCAAGACATTCTGTCGCAGGCAGAAGAGAAGCGCGATGCAGATCGCGTTGCCAGATTCTTCAATGCGTTCAAGAAGGTTCAACAAGACACCGCTGCGGCTTCTTCGCAGTCGTTGGAATCGCAAGTTGCCCCTATGACGACTCGGACTCCCGAGGCGCCCAAGGGCAGGAAGATCTGGACCCGTGGCGAAGTCGCTGACTTCTACGCTCGGGCTCGGGGAGGCGAGTACAGCGATGAACAGGAGGCTGCAATTGAGAATGAAATCCAGCTTGCGATTCGAGAACGAAGAATCCGATAGCAGGCTACCTTATTTGAGGTAATAAAAATGTCTCTCGCAGTTTCGGGCAATTACTACGGCGCCGGTTCCGGCACCGACTCTTACGCTGGCGCTTCGGGCTTCATCCCGGAGATCTGGTCTGGCAAACTCCAGGTCAAGTTCTACAAGTCCACCGTCCTCGGTGAGATCACGAACAACGACTGGGAAGGCGAGATCAAGGGCCAAGGCGACAAGATCACCATCCGCACCATCCCGACCATCACCGTCAGCAGCTACTCCAAGGGCCAGAACCTGACCAGTCAGGTTCCGACCTCCACTCCCCTAGAGCTGAACATCGACAAGGGCAAGTACTTCGCCGTCGTCCTGGACGATGTCGATGCCACCCAGGCCGACATTAAGCTGATGGACATGTTCACGAACGACGCTTCGCAGCAGATGAAGATTGCCATCGACGCCGATGTTCTCGGCTCTGTGTATGCTGACGCTGCCACCGCTAACAAGGGCGCTACCGCTGGCGCCATCTCCGGCGACATCAACCTGGGCGCTACTGGCGCTCCCCGTCAGGCCACCAGCTCTACCGTGCTGGACCTCCTGCTGGACATGGGTCAAGTGCTGGACGAGCAGAACGTGCCGGAAGATGGCCGTTGGGTCGTGATCCCTGCTTGGATGGCTTCGCTGATCAAGCGCTCTGACCTGAAGCAGGCTTACCTGACCGGCGACTCCGTCACCCCCCTGCGTAACGGCAAGATCGGCATGATCGACCGCTTCATGGTCTACGTGTCGAACAACCTGTCCAGCGCAACCGATCTGGGTGCTGATTCTGCTGCCGGCGGCACTGGCGCCAACGCAGACTACAAGGCCTGGAACATCATGGCTGGTACCCGCGATGCCATTTCGTTCGCTTCGCAGATGACCAACGTGGAAACCATCCGCGCTCAGTCCACCTTCGGCAACATCGTGCGCGGCTTGAACGTGTACGGCTTCAAGGTGACCAAGCCCGAGGCTCTGGTTGCCGCCTACGTCCGGAAGTAATTCTTCCGTTCTAAATAGGGGGAGGGGGGAAGCCTCCTCCCCCTTTTTTCATTTATGACTAAACTTCTCAAGCAAATCCCCTCCGGCTACATCTACGTATGGACTCCTCTGCTCGCAGAGCGAGCCGACATGGTGCCCTTCGAGCAAGAGAACACCAGAGAAAATCCAGTCGTAGAAGCGGCAGTCGCTCAACCGGAGCCGGAAGTGAGCAAAGCCATCGAGGCGTTCCGCGCCAAGCATGGCGGACGGAAGGCGAAACCTAAACCGGGTGTTGCATGAAGGTTTCCGACGTTATCTCTCGCGCACGGAACATCCTGCTCGATTCCGATGCGACAAGCTACCGCTGGTCGAACGCGGAGATGATTGACTACATCAACGACGCCCAGCGCCTCGTTGCTGTCTATCGCCCCGACTCCTGCTCCGCATCCACAGTTCAAACCCTGTCTGCCGGAAGCAAGCAGAGCATCCCCACTGGCGGATTTCGTTTGCTTGATGTGGTGCGAAATATGGCGTCTGACGGAACAACTCCCGGTCGAGCCATCACCATCACGGCCCGAGACACGCTGGATCGGTTTGATCCGAACTGGCACACCGCCACCAATCAGTCGGCGGTCAAGCACTTCACCTACGACGAACGCATCCCAGGGCAGTTCTTCGTGTATCCGCCCGTCAGCAGCGGCGTCAAAGTTGAGACCGTCTACTCAAAGTACCCGTCCGCCGTCTCCGCCACGACCGACGACCTGACCGTTCAGGACTCGTACTTTGAGGCGCTGATCAACTACCTGCTGTTCCGCTGCTACTCAAAGGAGACGGACTTCGCAGCTAACGCGCAGCTCGCAAGCTCTTACCTGTCGCTGTTCGCATCCGTCCTTGGCATCAAGCTCCAGAAGGACATTGCCTTTGGGCCTAAGGTATCGAACAAAGGTGGAGATCCCAACGGCGCTGCGGCTCAGCTTGGAGGTGTTGCTTAATGGCCGCTTACGAAGACTTCTTCCCATACATTCTCCCTGAGGTGCCTGGGGCCAATGAGCTGATCGTCACTCAGGCAATAAGAAATTCATGCATTGAGTTCTGCGAAAAGAGCCTTGCTCTTGTCGTGGATCACGATCCCATTACGATCATCCAGAATCTGGTTGACTACGACCTTGATCCCCCGAAGGGCTACGTCGTAGTAAAAGTGCAACAGGCATGGCTTGAGAACAACAAGCTGAATGCTGTTGCCCCAGACTTCGTGCGGGATGCGTCTACTTACAACAGGCTGTTCAGTTCGTACGAATCGCAGGCCAGCACTCCTCAGTACTACCTCCAGAAAGAGCCTCGCTCAATCAGCGTGTGGCCATTACCGGATAAGAAATATGCGAACGGGCTGACTCTGCGCGTAGCCATTAAACCAACCAGGGCGAGCAGCGAGATTGACGATGTGGTTTTTGAGGACTACGCGGAGACCATTGCTCACGGCGCCCTGTACCGACTGATGATGTCGGCCGGCAAGCCATACAGCAACGCGCAGATGGCCGCAGTGGAGAAGGGATTGTTTGACGTAGGCGTAAACGTCGCCCGCAGTCGCGCTCTTCACGGCAATGTTCGCGGCAGCCTTGCCGTCCAGATGCGGAGGATCTGATGTCAGAAAAGATCAAGCTCGTTCAGGGCGACAACCTACCTTATATCCGTCTCACCCTAACCGATCCCAATACGGGGTCTTCCATCGACCTAAGTGACCCAGACGTCATTGTGCGAGTCTACTTCCGGGCCACCGGAAGTGACACCGTTCTTTCGACGATCTTGTGCGAGAAGGTTAGCGGTGGCACGGCAGGGGTGGTCCGGTTCAACTTCCCTAATGGCGTTCTAGATGTAGATCCAGGCGCTTATGAGGGTGAGGTTGAAATCGACTTCGAAGGCCAGAAGCAAACGGTCTTCGAAGTCCTTAAGTTCAGCATCCGCTCTCAATTTAACTAAGAGGTATTTACCATGTCCGCAATGTCCGATTACCTTGAGAACAAGCTGGTTGACCAGCTCTTCCGAGGTCAAGCCGCTCCCACGACTACCACCCTGTACGTCGGTCTGTTCACTGCTGCCCCGTCTGACTCCGGCGGCGGCACGGAAGTCAGTGGCGGCAGCTATGCTCGCACATCTGTCTCTTCGTCTTTGGCCAACTGGGCTGGCACTCAGTCTTCCGGCTCGACGACCGCATCGAGCGGCACAGGTGGCTCGACTTCAAACAACAACGCCATTACGTTTGCGACTCCGTCCGCCACCTGGGGAACGGTTACGCACTTTGGCATCTTTGATGCGGCCTCTGCCGGCAACCTGTTGTTCTGGGGTGCGCTGACCATCAGCAAAACGGTCAACCAGTCCGATACCGTTACGTTCCCGGCTGGCTCTCTGTCTGTCACCTTTGCGTAAAAGCGGGTAAGGGATGCTGCTCAATAGTTCTGCGCTTAATAGCGCGGCACTAAATGCAAGCTCTGGAGCGGTTGCGTCACAGAGCTTGGCTTGTTCCGTCTCAACAACGGCGCAAGTCAGCGCGTCCCTTGATAAGTCGGTAAGCTTTGACGCGTCGATTGCGTGCGCTGCATCATCGTCTGCTTCACTTATCCAGCCAATAGAGCTGTCCGGATCAGCGAGCTTAGCGTTTGCGGCGTCCGGCGGGCTCTCAGTACAAAAAGGAGTCTCGTCCGGCATATCTGCGGCTGCAACAGCATCAGCAGACATCTCCTTAGGGAAGGCGCTTGCATCTTCCGTCTCCCTGTCTGTCACATCGTCAGTCAGTCTGTCTGTGGTCAAGGGGGTTTCGTCCTCCATTTCTACAGCGGTCACAGCGGACGCGAGTCTTTCGCCAGAAAAGAATCTGTCGACATCTGTCTCGACAGCTTTTGTTGCCTCATCTAGTCTTTCGGCAGAGAAACCTCTATCGGTTTCTGCTGCATTTGCAATCACGGCTTCCGCGAACCTTTCAGCAGAAAAGGGTATCGCATCTTCTATAGCCGCGGTCGCCACAACATCCGCAACTCTTTCGGGTGGGGCGGGCATCTCGGCATTTGCTGTGTTGGCCGTTACGGCTTCCGGTAGCCTTTCCGCAAGCAAGATACTAGCGGCATCCGTTGCCGCAACGGCAGTTCAGTCGTCTTCATTCTCAGTTGCGTTACGGATAGCTTCCAGCGTTTCCGCTTCCTTGTCTGCTTCTGGCAGCATGTCGAAGACGGCGTCGATTGCCGCTTCTATTCAGGCATCAGTGGCGCGGTCGGGGGCGCTTGCCATTACCGCAAGGCTTGCCGCGTCCGCAAGCGCTGTTGCAAGCATCGCTCAGGCTTCAATAATTTCCTTCAGAAGTGTTGCTGCCTCCATCAGTGCAACATCTTCGGCAAGCGCAAGCGCATCGATAATCCGAAGCATTGCCGGCTCCATTAATGCAACCGCTCAGGCCTCAGGCTTGGTTTCTGCGGTTTTGGTTTTTAGTGGCTCGGCGCTTTCTACCGCGCTAACCAGCCCAACGATTTTTATTACCAAGAGATTTGGCGGGAGCGCGTTGGCTTCAGCCGCTGTTGCCAGTTCGCGCCTGCGAAAGATCTACACTCAATCCGGCCTCTTGTCGTCCGTGTCAACAAGCTACGTGCAGGCAAGTGCCGCCGCCAACGACATCGAGGTGTCTGCTTCTTACAACGACATTGCCGTAGGTGCAGAGATCGAATATATCAATGTTGAAGTTCTGAAGGTTGCGTAATGCCAGTCCTCTATTCAAACAACGCATCGGCTACCCTAGCATCTTCGATTACGAACATCGCCACAAGCCTGACCGTTGCGACGGGAAAGGGCGCTCTATTCCCGTCAATCTCTGGCGGAGACTACTTTTACGTCACGCTGACTGACGCCTCGAGCAACATCGAGATTGTCAAGGTTACGGCCGTAAGCACGGACACATTCACCGTCACTCGCGCCCAAGACGGGACGACTGCTAGAGCGTGGTCAACCGGAGATACCGTGGAACTCCGTGTTGCAAGGGTGATGCTGAATGACCTAAAGACTGAGCGGCTGGCGCTTACTGGCGGCACGATGACGGGGCAGTTAATATTTCCGGCATCCACAACAACGGCAGCGCCTTTTAATATTGGTGTCGGCTCTGCACCGACCAGCCCGGTTACGGGGGATGTTTGGGGAACCTCTAGCGGCTTGTTTTACCGCATTTCCGGCGCCACGTATTCAATAGCAAGTCTAAATCAAAGCAACCAAACATTTTCCGGCAATCAAATCTTTTCATCTATTAGCTCAGCGGCATCGCTAACAATTCAGGCATCCGCGGTAGCGCAGACATTGACAATTGGCAATACGGGTCATACTGGAACAATTGCTATTGGCTTGTCTACTGCAAGCCAAACCACCAACATTCAGGCTGGAGCAACAGCATCTGGCAGCACCAAAACCATAAACATTGGTACGGCTGGCCTAAGTGGATCGACAACTGCAATAGCTATTGGTTCTGCTGTTTCTGGCGCAACAACCAGCGTCGCTGCCAGCGGGCAATGGACCTTCTCGGGAAACATTAAAGAGAACGTCTTTACCATCACTGATGGCGCATCTGTTGACGTAAACCCAGCCAACGGATCTATTCAGCTCTGGACTCTTGGTGCAAGCCGAACTCCAACGGCAAGCAGCTTTGCTGCCGGCCAGAGTGTTACGCTGATGGTTACAGCCGGAGCCAACGCCATTACCTGGACTGACACCAGCTTTGGATCTGGCGGCGTTAAATGGGTTGGTTCGGCTGGCGCTGGATCCGCGCCAACATTGTCGACCACAGTAGTCAGCATTATTGAGCTTTGGAAGACCGGATCCCAGGTCTACGGCGCATTTGTGGGAGTTGCATAATGCTTTCACGGGCTCTCCGATCCGCTGTTATGTCGCGTCAGGCAGACAATGTTTCTTCCATCTCATTTATTGCCAGCACAGGCGTTAACGTAAAAACAATAACGTATCCATCTGCCGCCAGTGGCGCACAGGCTGGAGACCTTCTTATTGTTTACTATAACTCAGCAACGGACGCTGTCGCAACGCCTCCATCATTGAGTTTTGCGGGCTCTGGTCTAACGCAGCTTGCGTCATATAATGAATATGCAACGGCAGCTGCCGACGCGGGCAATATTTACATTGGCTACAAGATTCTGACGTCGGCAGATCTTGGATCAACATTTACGCCAACAACCGCTGGCCCTTATTACGTATGGTCGTGCTCAGTATTTAGGCTAAACAACAAAAGTTTAACATCCGTTACTTCGGGCAGCGTAACAACAAACGGAAACGCGGGAACTATTGCTACCCCTTCAGCTCAAACAATCACCTCGTCTAGCGGCACAGCGCCATTGATAGCCTTGGGTTTTTACAGCATTGAGGGCGGAGGTAACGCATCAGCCTCTACGATGTCTCCCACGCAAACCGGGTCGGTCATTCAATTCACCTCACACGTTCTTCGATACAAAATTTATAACTCATCCCCACAAAACGTAACCTGCACTTACTCGTCGACCGGAGGAACCGCCAGGGGAATGGCATCCATGTACCTGTCGCTCTCATAAAGGTAGCACAAAATGTATGCGCTGATTAACAACGGCAACATCGTTAAGTATCCAGCAAGCCTTTCGGCCGAGTATCCAAACACATCGTTTCCAGAAGAGCCGACTTCAGAAACCTTGCTTGAGTTTGGTGTTGTTGTGGTTGAGGAGTCTGCTCGGCCAGACTTTAGCCCTCTAATTGAATACTTGGTTGAAGTTACTCCGGTATTTGATAGCGGAGTTTGGAAACAGGCTTGGCAAGTCAACGAGCTTGATGAAATTAAAGCGTCCTTGAATGTTCGCTCGGAGCGAAACGCAAGGCTTTCCAGTAGCGACTGGACACAAATCGCGGACGCAACAGTTGACAAGGCTGCGTGGGCCGTTTATCGACAGGCTTTGCGCAACGTCCCGGACCAGCAGGACTTTCCTTTCAGGGTTCAATGGCCAAGCAAGCCTCAGTAACCAATAGCATGTGTAACAAAACAATTTAATAGATAGACTGAGGATAGAAAATGATTGGCGAACTTATTGCATTGATGTTCCTAAGTAGAGATCTGGCTCACCGAAAGCATCTGCTTGTTTCCGGGCCCGGCGCATACGCCGCCCATCAAGCTCTAGCCGAGTTCTACGACGGCATTGTGGAAATTGCAGACGAGATTGCCGAGACCTATATGGGCAGCGGCAAAGAAATCGAAAAGATCCCGCTTCTTGCGCACAAGGGTGGAGACGACATCATTGAAATCCTCCAGGCCCATCACGACTGGGTGCTGAAAAATCGCTACGAGGTTGTGGAAAAAGAAGACACCTCGATACAAAACATCATAGATGAGGGCGTGGCGCTTTATCGCCGAACCCTCTTTAAGCTTCGTAGGCTGAAGTAAGAGGTAAGCGCCGTGAATAATCTGACCGAGCAAACCAAACACGTTGTTGATGCGGTGAGTGTTGGCACGGTTCTGCTCTCCCTGTCTCAATGGCTTCCTCCGATTGCCGCCTTGATTTCTATTGTTTGGGGCTGCATCAGGATCTATGAAACCAAAACCGTTCAAGGATGGTTGGGCCGAGGCCCGGAGGCGGGGCAAAAGAATGAGTAACTTCCGGGTTGTTGTTGCGGCGCTCACTCTGTCGGCAACGGCATTTGGCGGCTTAGTGATGAATGAAGGCTGGTCAGATGTCGCAGAACCACCAGTCCCTGGCGATGTTCCGACATACGGGTTTGGCACCACAACCGACGAACAAGGCCGGCCACTTAAGGGTGGAGAGAAGATCAATCCTGCCAAGGCTGTGGTTCGCGCACTCCAAGATATCCGGAGGTATGAGGGGGCAATCAAGACCTGCGTGAAGGTGCCTCTTCATCAGTACGAGTACGACGCTTACGTTTCCCTGGCCTACAACATTGGATCGGGGGCGTTTTGTGGCAGCACTCTTGTCAGGAAACTTAACGCTCAGGATTATTCTGGTGCCTGCTCCGAGATTTTGCGCTGGGACCGATTTAACGGCGAGCGCCTCCGTGGCCTGTCGATTCGCCGACAGGCTGAATACGAACAATGCGTAGGAGGCTGATATGCTGTACCTGCTGAATCCACGCGTCTGGATTGCCTTGGCTATGGCAATCCTTTTGTCTATCACACATTTCTATGCTTTTCGTTCCGGCAAGTCGTTTGTTCGGGCGGAATGGGATAAGGAAAAAGCTGTTCAGCTAGAAACCGCTCTTAAGCAAGAGTCGGAGTTTAGGGTTAAAGAGCAACAGCTTGTTAAGGCTAAACAAGAGAGCGAGGTAAAGTATGTTGAACTCAAGAAGCGTTACGAGCGCAGCGCTGCTGGCGCTCAGTCTGAGCTTGGTCAGTTGCGCGACAAGCTCTCCTCCTCGGGTGCTTCAGCCTCCGCAAGCCCCGCCTCCGGCGCCCGAGTTAATGCAGGAGCAGGACTTGAGCGAGAGCTACTCGGACATTGTGCGACGGCTCTTGTTGGAATGGCAGCAGAAGCTGACCGACTGGAAGCGCTCGTCGTAGGCCTCCAAGGCTACGTGCGCGGCGTATGCATGAAGAAAAACTGAAAGCACCGGAGAAAATCGTATGAAGGCGTCAAACATCAAACGCGATGGCGGAAAGCTGGTTTACCGGGGGCATGAGTTTCCGGGATTCAACAAGCCAGTTGACGCCCCGGATGGCGCCAAGCAGAAAAAGATGGTTCTCGCCAAAAAGGGTGACGAGGTAAAACTGGTTCGCTTTGGCCTACGCGGCATGCAGGATTACACCCAGCACCACGACGAAAAGCGCCGGGATAACTATCTTTCTCGATCCGCCGGAATCAGGGACAAGAACGGAAACCTGACCAAGGATGACAAGTTCAGCGCCAACTACTGGGCGCGAACCAAGCTCTGGTAACACGACATGGCTGGATTCGGCGTAAAAAGTTTCAACGGGCTTAAGCCCATTGTCAGCACCAAGCTGTTGCAGAACAACGAGGCGCAGACGGCAAACAACGTCCGTCTTGTCTCTGGTGCGCTTGTGCCGATGAAGGCCTCAACCGATCTCAAAGACGCGCTTCGCACCAACCCAAAGACAATCTTCCCTTATCAGGGAACCTCGGGAGAAAACTCTACTTGGCTTGAGTTTTCCGAAGATACCGATGTCTTTCGCTCCCCGATTGCCAACGATGTTAACGAGCGTCTGTACTGGACCAATGGCACCGACGTTCCTCGCTATGCTCCGTACTCACTGATTCTTCAGTCAGGAACAGGCGCTTATCCAAGGGCTTCGTACCAGCTCGGAATTCCCGCGCCAACATCTCCTCCATCGATTACGTCTTTCGGAAACCCAACCGCTTACACGCGGGTTGCGAGAGACTACGTGCTGACGTTCTACAACCCGACGACGCTTAAAGAATCCTTTCCGACAAAGGTGCTGTCGATCCAGGGTGTTGACGGTCAGAAAGTGTCTTTCTCAAACCTTACGACAGACAACCTTGGTGACGCGGGCATAACCAAGAAGCGTATTTATCGCAAGGTGTCTGGAACTTTCCGGCGCATAACCGAGCTGGATCTCAACGTCTCCGCATACAACGACACCGCAACAGATGCTTCGATTGCCAGCGCTTCGGCAATCTGGAACTCGCTGTCCCTGTCGGGCCCCACTCGCGCCCCATCCGTGTCGAACATTGGATCGGTTAGCTCGGAGACCTCCGGCGCAGTGCAGCGCGTCTACATGGTTTCATTTGCCGACGCTTCCGGAAATGAGACCAGCCACGGGCCCGCAAGCGCAACAGTATGGGTGGTTGACGGAACCACAGATGTCACGGTTACGCACAGCGAAACAATGCCTGCTGGCGTTACCAAAAAGCGGCTGTATCGTCAAACGCCAACCATTACAGGGGCGGTTGTCAGCATCAGCGAGTCCGCCTGGAAACTCGTTGCAGAGACCACGGCAAGCACTACTTCTTTTTCTGACAAGATTGCGGACTCAGCGCTTGGCGCATCTTTGTCGATGAGCCTGCAAAGTCTTCCGTCAACCCCTACGGGGACTCCTGGCGCAATCGCAACCGTGCCGTCAGATACCGTTCCAGAGACCAGGACTTACGTCTACACGTACGTTTCCGCATACGGGGAAGAGGGCCCCCCTTCTGCTGCATCATCGTCTGCAAACATTGATCCCGAGGGTGACGTCACAATTTCCATCCCGGCCTCCGTTCCGACCGGGTCATACAACATCACTAAAAAGCGGATCTACAGAAGCTCGACTGTTGGCAATGCGGCCCAGTTCCAGTACGTAGACGAAGTTCCTGTTGCCTCTGACAGCTACACCGACTCCAAGACGCAATCCGACCTTGGCGAAGTGCTTCCATCCGAGGATTGGGTTGCTCCTCCGGCAGGCCTGAAGGGAATGCGCGTCATGGCAAACGGTGCCGCCGTTGGCTTTGTTGGCAAAACGCTGTACCTGTCTGAGCCCAACCTTCCTCATGCATGGCCTCACGAATACCCGATTGACTTCAACATCGTTGGAATTGCTACGTTTGGTCAGTCGGTTGCGGTGTTGACAGATTCGTATCCGTACTTGTTCCAGGGCATCGACCCCGCCGCAATGTCTTCTAGCAAGCTGCCGCTTCAGCAGGCGTGCGTTTCCAAGCGCTCAATTGTTGAGACGGGGAGCGGAGTGATCTACGCTTCTGCTGACGGGCTGGTTGAAATCGGCACAACCAACGACGTCGTCACCAAGAACCTGTACTCTCGAGACCAGTGGCAGGCTTTCAGCCCTTCATCGATGGAGTGCTACGTATACAACGGCCGCATTCACATCACCTACGACACCGGCTCTTTGAAGGGAATGCTGGTCGTAGACATATCCGGCCAAGGGGCCGCACTAACGACATCTGACATAAATGCCTCCAGCAAAATAACGGCAGGCTATTACGACGCCAGATCCGACATTCTTTACTTGGCTCAGGGTGGCAAGATTAAGCGCTTTGACGCCGGGTCGCCCCTGACTTCCAAGTGGCGCAGTAAAGTATTCCGCCTGGACTACCCGACTAACTTTGGGTTCTGTCAAGTTGTTGCCGAGGCTTATCCGGTAACAATCAGGGTTTACTGCGAGAGTGCGCTAAAGCTTCAGAAGGTTGTGCAAAACAACAATGCGTTCCGTCTTCCCTCTGGATTCAGAAGTTATGACTGGGAGTTTGAGCTAGAGACCGGCAACGAGGTTTACTCGGTCAGCATTGCGCAAAACTCGACTGAAATGAAAGCGCTATGAGCCGCGAGACTCAAGTCCCATCCATTCCGGAGGTCAGGAGCGATAATGTTCTTGAAGTCCTCCAGGCCATCAAAAACACCATGCAGGTGCGAGAGGGCCAGATTGGAAATCCGCTTGATCAAGCGGCGACTTTGCGCGACCTTGTTGCTCTTGGCGTCGCCTCCGAAGATGCGGCTGGATCTGGGACTAAAAGCGGATCTGGAAGCATCCCGGTCAATCCAACGCTGACTCCTGGCGGCAGCTACAACGCAGTCACGGACCTTACGACGCCTCCCCCTCCTGTGGGGCTGGTTGCCTCAGGCGGATTTACTAATGTCTACCTTGAGTGGAGTGGCGCCCCTTACCAAAACCATGCTTATACAGAGGTGTGGCGCGGCACAGTTGACTCTCAGTCCGAAGCTGTGTTGGTCGGCGCCACGATCGGCAATGTTTACGCAGATCCTGCTGACGCAAGCAGCACTTACTACTACTGGATTCGGTTTGTTTCCAAGGCGAACGTAACCGGCCCATTCAACTCTTCCTCCGGCACAAAAGCTCAGACGGCCCTTGATTCGCGAAAAATCCTTGACGCTCTCAGCGGGAAGATCACCGAGACTGAGCTGTATGCCGGTCTTGGCAAACGTATCGAGCTGATCGATTCTCCGTCCAGTGAAGCTGGGGGAGTCAACTATCGGCTCAATCGGGAATCTATTGCTCGAGCGGCTGCAATTCAGGCAGAGGCATCTGCTCGCGCTCAAGCCATTCTTAATGAGGCAGCGTCCAGGGCAAGCGCAGACTCCAATCTTCAGACTCAGATCAACACGCTGACGGCTGCATCTACTGGAGACTTGAGCAGTGTTCTTGCGGCGCTACAAACTGAGCAGACTGCGCGTGCATCAGGAGATGCTGCTGAGGCCGCCAGCCGCGAGACACTTGCCGCTCAGATTCGCGGTACTTACTCTGGAACAGATGTTGCGCAGCTAACAACGGGTCTGGTTTACAACGAGCGGGTAGCTCGGGCAAACGCTGACGGAGCCTTGTCAAGTCAAATCTCGGCTCTGTCGTCCACAGTTACCACGAACTACAACACCCTAAATGCCGCGATCACGACCGAGGCATCAACCAGGGCAACCAATGACACGGCGATCAGTAGCAGCCTGACATCGCTAAGCTCTCAGGTCAACGACTCAGTAACAGGATTGCCTGCCACGCGTTCGTCGCTGCTGACAAACTACTACACCAAGGCCGCCACAGACAGCGCAATCTCAACGGCATCGACGACTCTGACTAGCGCGTACGGCGCAGCAGATGCGACTACGCTTTCAAGCGCTCAAGGTTACGTTCAGAGCTACGCGTACACAAAAGCCGAAACCAATAGCGCAATTTCAACTCAGGTAGATACGGTCTCTTCCCGTTTAAATGTCGGCGGAGACATTTACAGCTCGATTCAAACCGAGTCCACGACAAGGGCAAACGCAGACAACTCGCTGTTCGCTCAATACACAGTCAAGATCGATACCGGCGGATATGTCTCTGGGTTTGGTCTGGCGTCAACCTCTACTGGCGCAACGCCATCTTCTCTGTTTGCGATTCGTGCAGACGCTTTTGTTATCGGGCCGTCTACTCCTCCCGCCTACATCAGCACTACAACGTACGTGCTTAATGATAGGGTGAGCTACACCTCCGGCGGATACAAGATCTACCGATGCAAAGCCACAACAACTGGCCGCGCACCAACTGATACGGCTTACTGGGAAGAGATTACCAGTCAGCTTCCATTCATCGTCACAACCACGCCAACGGTGATTGACGGCGTCACGTATCCGGTTGGGGCGTACATCCGCTCTGCGTATATTGCCGACGCCACAATCACCAGCGCAAAGATCCAAAGCCTTGTTGCCGACAAGATCAGCACTGGCTCCCTGACCGCGGCCATTGGCGTTACAACAGGCTACCTGTCCGGAGGCCTCAATCTCGCCTATTCTCCCGGCGACTCTTCGGCTGGTACTGGATTCTTCCTTGGCAATAACAGCGGCGTCTACAAGTTCTTCGTCGGAAGCCCTAACAATAACGTACTTTGGGATGGCACTAACCTTCAGGTAAGAGGCACGATTTACGCTAGTGCCGGTACGGTTGGCGGCATTAGCATGACTGCCAGCTCTCTGTACTCGGGGCAGGTTGCGCTCAACTCTGGTCAAGGATTTTTTCTCTCCTCGACGGGCACATTTTCAGTTGGCAACGGCGGCAGCCGAAAACTCTCCTGGGATGGCAGTGACCTTGAGATTTCAAGCGCGGGACTGACAGTTAGCGGCGGCAACGCCACGTTCTCTGGAGAACTGAAAGCCGCGAAAGGCTCTTTCAGTGGCGTGCTTGACGCGGCAAAGGGAACATTCGGCGGGGTTCTGGAGGCTGGCGTTTTGGACGCGAGCCAGCTCTCAGGCCAAACATTCACTTACCCAAACTCTGGTAGCTACACCGCCTATACAACGACTGCCACCATCAGCACTGTGCGATTCACCCTTGTTGGGGCCGGCGGCGGAGGTGCGGGCGGAGGCAAGCAATACACAGGTGGTGGTGGAAGCCCAGGTTCTGTTGTAAACATGACGGTTTACAACATCTTGCCAGGAAAGACAATTTCAGTTGTTGTTGGCGCCGGAGGGGCTGGCGGCGGACCTGTCAGCAATGCCAACAGTCCACAATCCGGCGGCTCTGGTGGTAACACGCAAATCACCATTGGCTCGGATACCTACGTAGCCAACGGCGGGTCTGCCGGAACTCCGCTATCAATGAGCACCAGCTACGACCAGACATACACCAATGGTGTATCGATGGCGTACCGGACAAATGACTACGGCGACTTTGCTGTGGTTCAGTCGATACCGGGTGTTCCGGCCAGCGTCGATGGATCGATTGGCGGCGATCGAGGTGGATCTTACTTTGGCAGCAACGTCACTTACCGCGCAGCCTCTGGAACCCCCAGCCTGCTCAACGGCGGCTCTGGTACCCGTGGCGGCGGTGGCGGAGGTGGCGCTCCGTCGGCCGCATACGTCAGAAACCGTGGCTTCTACATTGATCCAGCGGATGGCGACGGCGGCGATGGTAGCCCGACGACAGCCGGTGGCTCCGGCGGAAACGGCTACGCCAAGATCGAGGTATTCAACCCGAACTCGGTTGTTCTGAAGAGCGACTACGACACGTTCCAGGAAACGCTTAACCAGCGCCTTACCTACCTTGACAACTTTGGCAGCATCAGCAATCCGATAAGGTATGTCGGTGGCGGCTTTGGCTGGGATAACTATCTTAATGGGAGAGGCAGCTATGTTTCTGGCGGAAGCGTAAAGGTCTCAAACCTAAGCACCACAAAGCTGCTTCGTGTGCGGGCAAAGTTTATCGTGACTCCTACTACCGACGATTCTTTTGCGTTCCGAGTAACCGTAAACGGTTCCGTAGTTCAGTCATCGAGCTTCTACACTGGATATAGCACAAGCCAATATACGTTCACCGTTGGCACTTTCGATGTCGCCGCCGGTCAGACGGTGACCGCAATCCCGTCTTGCTCGGTTATTTCTGGGGGCGGCGAAGACAGTCTGACCGTCAACTCTGTGATCTTTGAAGCGGTAGGCTTTTTCTAAAGGATGTCTATGGGAATTGAAATCAACGTCACCTCTGACAACGGCACTAGGCTCACCTACGGCCGAGTCGTTGAGCTGGAGATGGATTACCAGACAAGGCAGACAAAAGCATACATTGGCGGCTACCAGAACAAAGAGTCCCGCCTGAGGGGTGAGCGGCCCGTCCGGGCGCTGTACGCCGAGTATGTGATGCCAGACCCGGCTCCCGAAAACATTGTGGCCCACGCCTACGAGCAGCTTTCGGTTTCCCGCCCTGACCTTGACATGACCGACGTTTAGGGACTCACCACCTAGAATCACACAAGCAGCTAGAGGAACACGGATGTCCGTTTTTAGCCATCAAAAACTGCGCGAAGCACTCGCTTCGGGGCTGGGGAAAACCCTGACCCCGGAGCTTGCTGCGCAGATTGAGGCTGGCGCATTTGACTGGGAGGACCACTCTCACGATCCGGCCAAGTTTGGCTCTGTCCCGTATAAGGACTACGTCATTCAGGTCGAGCGCTTTCGCGACATCCTCCCCGAGATGCATGAGTTGCACGTTGAGCACTGGAAGGAGACTGAGCGCCATCGTCATGGGCTGGCGCTTAACCCGAACTACGACGCGGTAATTGCTAGTGAGAAAGCTGGGAAACTGATCCAGTTCACGATGCGCCATAAGAGTGGTGAGCTTGCCGGAAACCTGAGGATGTACTTAGTTACCAGCATCCACACGCAGACTAGGTATGCGTCGGAGGACACCCTGTACATCAAGCCTGAGCATCGCGGCGGCTTTGCTGTGATGGCAATTCTTAAGTTTGCCCAGGACTCCCTGCAAAGCATCGGCATTCATGAGATCAGGGCGAATAGCAAGCTAGTAAATCGGGCGGATGTCCTGATGCGGCGCATGGGCTACAACCCCGTTGCCATCGAGTTCGTGAAAATTTTTGAGGCTTAATCATGTGTAGTGACGCTCCGACTCCAGATCCGCTGATTGGCGAATCCGCCAGGATGAATGCTCAGACGGCTAAAGAGTCGCTTGAGTGGTATCGAAATCAGTACGCAACCGAAATTGCGCCTCGCATGCAGCGCGACCAGGAGCTGCGCGAGGGAATGATCGGCGACTTGCGGTCAAGCATGAAGCAGCAGCAGCAGTTTGCTGAAGAGCAGAATGCCTACTACAAGTCTACGTTCCAGCCCATCGAGCAGAAGATGGCTCAGGAGGCGATGGACTATGACTCCCAGGCCAACATTCAACGCCGACAGGGTATCGCTGCCGCCGCGGTCAACCAGCAGTATTCCCTTGCCGCCGGCCAGCAATCCCGTTTGCTTTCGCGATATGGCCTGAACCCTAACAGTTCCGCTTTCGCCCGAGAGAATGCCAAGCTGACCAACGCCCAGGCCCTAGCTTCCGCCGGAGCTCAGACTGGCGCAGCCTTTGACACGATGGATCGCGGCATTGCGTTGCGAGCCGGCGTCTCAAACTTTGGTCGCAACATGACCAACACGGCGGCGCAGTATTACTCTAACTCCGGGAATGCTGCCAACAACATGTCCGGCATCTCGTCCGCCGGCATGGCTAACGCAATCAGCGGAACAAACGTGATGAATCAGGGCTACCAGACTGCCATCCAGGGCAATCAGTCTGCCGGCAACCTGATGCTTGGCGACTTCCAGGGCCGGATGCAGGGCTATCAGGCTCAACAGCAGGCTATCGGTAGCGCGATGCAAGGGATTGGTATGGTGGCCGGCATGGGTATGGGCGCCCCTGTCGCAGGCGGCGGCTCCGTGTTCGGAAATCTTTTCAAAGCCGCCGATGGTGGGCACATCAATGCCAAGGGCTTGCGCATGGCGTCTGGAGGCGAAGTCAATGGCGCCGGCGGCCCCGTTGACGACAAGGTGCCGGCCATGCTTTCGGATGGCGAATACGTTGTCCCTGCGGACGTTGTCAAAGCAAAGGGTGTCGAGTTCTTCGACAGGCTGCGTCAGAAATATCACACGCCTGCCGCCGTTCAGCGCGGGCTTCGGAGGTCTTAATGGGAATCGCTGCTGGAATTGGTGGGTTTGCCGAGGGTCTTGGCAGAGGTATTAAGCTATCTTCGGAAATGCGCGAAGCCGAAGAGCGCAAAAAAGATGCCGAGGAGAGACGAAAGTTGATGGCTTTGCAAGCCGAGGCCGCGGGCCTTCAGCTTGAAGACCTCAAAGATACGCGGGCCTACAACGTCGCTCGACGCAAAATCTTTGATGAAGTGTACGGCGATACCGGTCCCTCGGCGCCAGCGACCGTTGTTCCAAATCCAGCCGCTGCATCCAATGCGGCGCCGGCTTCCGCGCCGGTAGTTGGCGCACCGATGGCTATGGATTTGCCTAAGCCAGGAGACTTGGATGGGCCTCCCCCTCCTCCTGCCGGAATCAGAACTCCCGGCCCTGCCCCAGAGGCCGCAGTTCCAGCAGCCGCAGCTCCCGCAGGCATTGCTGCCCCCGCATCCGATGCCGTCGCGCCAAAACCAAAGAACGACTTCGATCGAATGATGACTGCTTGGGATCGTACCAAGCAGCTCGACATGAAGTACGGAAAGCTGTCACCGCTTGACGCTATTAAACAGGCAAGAGAGTTCGACAAGCTCACGAATGAGGGTTTCATCGATGCTTTCCAGTATCTTGCATCAACTGGCGATGAAAAAGGAGCTATCGCCAGATTCAACCAGTTTGGCAGTACCAAGGTTCCAGAAAATACCACGTTCAAAACGGTTGATCGTGAGGTTATTCCTGGAGTTCCCGATTCCAAGCAGAAAGACTATGTGGCCGTTCTGCCTAATGGACGCGAAATCAGCTTCATGGACACGATGCGCAACTCGCTCAACCCCAGAGAGCTTGCTGACATCACCACCAAAACCGGCCTCGGTATTGCTGAATACAGGCTAAAAATGGAATCCGAGGCAAGACAAACTCGTCAGGGCAATCAGCTATACGATCTGACAAAGCTCAAGTACGACAACCTGATCGCTGAACAAAAGTCGCAGACTGCTATTGCGCTGGAGCGCCTTGGTCTTGCTAAAGATCAGGCTCGATACGAGCGCACTCAGCAGGCGTTCAACGGTTCTTATCTGGAGATTGCCAACACGATTGGCATCATGAAGAACTTTGATCCGAACAAGGCATCCGATTCTGAGATTTCTCAGCACCGAAACAGACTTGCTGTGGCAAGTGCATCTCAATCAGTTTTTGAGATGAACTTCGATCTTAAATCCGGTAAGCCGGCAATCAGTCCGCAACAATCGCTTGAGGTGGCCCGCCTCGCGGCAGAGAACCCGGGCCAAGTTCGCAAAGACGAAGCCACCGGCTTCTCATACATTGATTACGGAAAGCGGAAGATCTTTGTTCCGGGCTCTTTGGCCCCGCAACAACCTCCCCAGCCTGCTCCAGGCGCAGCTCCGGCCCCCGGAGCGGCTCCGGCACCATCTGCTCCCCGTCCCGGGATGCAGTCTGCTCCTCCTGCTCCTCCTGCGCCGAGCCGGCTAAACGATTCCGCTCCTCCGGCAGTTCAGCAGATCGGTTTGCAGCTTGATGCAGCTCGGGAGCTTTATGCGTCTGCTCGTCAGAAACTGACCACATTTGGCTCGCAGCAGCGGAAGATGAACCCGCAAGCTTTTGCTGCGGCAGAGGATGACGCAAGATCGGCGGCAGCCGTAGTAGAGGAGCTAGAGAATAAATACCGGGCAGCACTTCCTGCCAGTATTCGTGGTCAGTAATAAAGCCCTGGAGTTCTAATGGCCTTGTTTGAAAACCCTTACGACCCAGAAGACAGCAAAGAAGAATCCGGATCCAAAGGGTTTGGTCTTCGTCTATACAAAAGCGCATCTGAGGCATTTAGCCAGGACGTATCTCCCAGGGCTTACGCAGAAAGCCGTGCCGCTACTCCGCCGGCGACGGGAATGCAAGGTGCTTTTCAGTCTGTGTTTGGCCCGCAAAAGCCCGTTGCCGGCGGCGCCGCCTCGGGCGCTTCCGCTGGCGGCAGCGATCTTCAATCCGCGTTTGCCTCAGTCTTTGGCAATGCTCCGGTCGCCGCACCAAAGCAAGAAGAACAGGGCAACTTCTCTCGTGGATTCTCAGTCTCCGGCAAGCAGCTCAAGCAGACGCTGTATGGAACCGCCGCCCTTGTTGGCGACACCGTCGGCTCAAGCACTGTTCGTGAGTGGGGCCTGAAAGGCTATAAGGACGCCGAGAAAGAGATTCAGGGGATCAGCAAAGAGTCCGACTCCTTTACCAGCGCGGTAAGCACCGGAGAAATTGGAAAGTGGCTCGGCTACACCAGCGGCTACCTTGTGGGTCAGGTCTCTGAGATGGGCGTCGCCGCCCTTGCTGGCGGCATTGCAGGCTCTGCCGTAGCCCCTGGCGCTGGCACTGTTACTGGTGCCGTGACCGGCGCCATTGAGAAGGGTGCTGTTCAGGCCGGCATCCGTGGCTTCGTCGGCAAGATGATCGACAAGGAGGCGGCAAAGATCGGCGCTGAGCTCGCGGCCAAGGGCGTCGCCAAAGAAGTGGCTGAGCGCGAAGCCACCATGCTGGCCACGAAGTCCGTGTATCGGATGATCGGCGCTAACACAGCGAACACGTTCCTGAACGCCACAGGCGAGCTTGGCGCTATCTACGGCGATGCCGTCGAGGAGGCCGCTAAGACTGGCCAAGAGTATTCGCTTGGCAAGGTCTGGCTATCCGGCATTGCCGCCACCGCCGTCGATTCCTGGGCCGACTCCAAATCTCTTGGCAAGCTCATGGGATCGCTTGGCGGCGACAAAGCCATCCGTGGCGTGGCTATGGAAGCCCTCAAAGGCGGCTTGCGTGAGGGATTGACCGAAGGCACGCAGACAGTGATTGAGCGTTGGGGTGCAAACAAAGACCTCACCAGCCGCGAGGCGTTTAAGGACTACATCGACTCGGCTGCCGTCGGCGTTCTTGGCGGTGGCGTTTCTGGTGCCGCATCTGGCGCCATCAACAAACTGACAGCAGGCCCCGACACCAAGCCCGGCGGCGCTCTTCCGGATGAGAGAGGAAGGCCCATCGATTCCGGCGCCACCGCCGACGAACGTGCCGGCCTGCTCAATCAGCGTCCCGCAATCCCCGTTGATGAAGTGACTAGCTCACTGCGTGACCCCGGTCAACTGGCATTTATTTACAACAGCGCGGACCCAGACACCCGCCAGTCCATCGAGCAAGCGGCATACCGCGTTGGGATTACCACCGAGCAGTTCCGGGCCGCGGTCAACAACAAAGCCAACATTGCAGCCGGCCAGGCCGTGCTTGGAAATGAGCCGTTGTTTACCCAGGACTTGATTGCTGGCATCGAATCCTTTGCCACTACACCTCCGGTCAATCGTGGACCAAAGGTGATGAACATCAACAAGACCGCCACTGCGGCGCCGTCTCAATTTGACTTGCTCGGTACCGAGCCGCCCACAAGCTCCGCCGCTCCCGCCGCCGTCGTAGAGCCTCAGCAACAGCAGCCCGCCGCGCCAGCCGCCCCGCTCACCCTGCGTCAACGCCTTATCAACCAGTTTGGCGCTAACGAATCCATTCCTCAGGGCTGGGAGATTTTGGGCGAGGGCAAGTACGGGATCATCTCTGCCCAAGAGCCTTATAGCCCAAGTGCCGACATTCATCGTCGCGTCTACACACATAAGTCACTTGGCGGACTTTGGTTCAATAAAGAAAAAGATGTCTTCGATGCGCTGAAAATTCGCCGCGAGTCTGGCGAAAGTGTTTCCGCTATCGCGCCTGCGCAGCAGCAGGCCCCGGCTCCCGCAGCAGTTACGCAAACAGCGCCTTCTGCGCCAAACAAAGTTCAGCTCAAAGACGGCAGCACCGTCACGTTGTCAAAGACGGCTGCGCCAAATGCATTTAGCGCTCTAGTTCGCTCACAATACGGGGAGCCTATCGCGATCGTGGCGCTAGATGCATCCGGCGCCGAGGTGGGGCGCCTTACCTATATGGAGGGCGGCGGGCCAATTGATGTTAAGGTTCCTGAGAAAGATCGCCGGAAAGGTATTGCTACTGCGCTGTACGACGAGCTGGAATCGGCGGGCGGCAAGCTCCCCGATGTGAATTCGGGCGTAGCTATATCGGATGCGGCCCGCTCTGTTCGTGAGTCGCGTGAACGGCAAGCCTCCGCCACTCCAGCTACACCCGCTGCCCCAGCGCCTGTCGAGCAGGGAGTCCGCAGTCCAAGTGAGCGCGAGCGCAATAGCTTCGCCGCCTGGGCGGCTATGGACCTTAACGACAGAAAGTACCTGTTCGCCAAAGAGGGTGGCCAGTACGAAATCTTGGTTTTCGACCAAGGGAAAAATCGCGTTGAGTGGGCTGTCCGAAATATTGGCGACACTCGATCCAACGTCTTGTCCGAAGGAAGGGCATTTCCCGAGGACATTTCTCCTCGAATGGCAGCTCTGTTGACGGAGCTGTCAAAGACTAAGGTAGAAAACACCGCTCAGCGTGACGCTTTGATGGGGCAGATTCAGGCGGAGGCTATGCAGCAGTCCGCCTCTTCAGCGGCTCCAGCAGCAGAGTTTAGTCCTGCCGCTGATCAAAATATCAGCGAAGCTCAGACGCCCTCCGCCCCCAGGGCCCTTGACGTCGGCCGCGAGGCTCTGCTTGAAGCCCATTTCGAGGACGAGTTCGCCAAGATCCGCGGCAAGCAAGGCAAAACCGCTAAGGACCGCGCCGAGAAGCTAGTTCAGATGATGCGCGGACAGGGCATGCCCGAGGAGACTGTCCAGCGCATCGCCTCCGGGAAGTCCGGCGAGCTGGCTCAGGCCAAGCAGGCAGCTATTGATGCCGGCGCCAACTTGTTCGACGCCCTGACCGATGTCACCGGCGCCAAGCTGAACATCACCGGCCAGCGTTACACCGTCTCTGATCTGCCTCCTGCGCTAGTCAAAGTCATGTCCGCGCTGGTAAAGCTGGGCTACGTCAAGTTCAAGGACATCAGCGCCGAAGTTCTCAAGCGCATCTCCGCCAGTGAGAACTGGAAACATCTCACTAAGTACGTGACGCCGGCCATGCTGCGTCAGGCTTACAACTCTCTGCCAGACTTTGAGGGCAAGGAGACGCTGGGAGCTGAAGGTAAACAGCCGGCCAAGTGGATGGCCACGCCTCCGGCCGAGCTGCTGCCTGAGTCGAGTACCGTCAAGTCAACCACCACTCAAATGACCGGGGCCTTGAAGGCCGAGGGCAAAAACCTTCCTGAGCCGCTGCCAAAAACGCAGGTGCAGGCCGAGCAGGCGGAAGCGAGAACTGGTGCAGCCCCCGCGCCAAAAACCGTAACTCAAGAGATTCGCGGCCGCATTAAGAAGATGCCGCTGGGCAAGGACTACGACAAGGCCAGCCAGCTTCTGAACGAAGGCAAGTACGACGAGGCTGAAGCCGTCGTCAACGACTGGTACCGAAAGCAACAGGAGCCTGACAAAACCCAGGTCAAGGGCACGCGCCGTGTCGCAGATCTTTTGTCCCGAGTGCGAGAAAAGTTTGGTATCGGCGAGACCAACGTCGTTACCTTGGGTGGCGAAGAAGTCACCCGCGGTGGTTTCGAGTCGACAACCATTGCCAAGAAAGTCGAAGAGCTTCTGTCCGGCGAGCCGACCAAGGCAAACATCGAAACTGTGCAAGAGCTGTTGCAGATCGAGGCGACTCGCTTGGCTGAGGCTCTGCTTCTGAATGGCCGGTCCAGGGCATCCGAGCAGCTCTTCAAGTACATGGACCTCGGCTACGCCAAGGTTGCCGAGCAGCGCAAGCTGGCAGGCAGCTACGAATTCGCCGAGGAAGATGGTGATTTCTCCGCCGACAACCGAGTCGAGACGCTCGGCATCACCTTCGATCCGACGGCTCGACCCCTGAGCGACGAGGCCCTCAATAAGCTGCCCAACATCAAGCGATATCTCTCGAGCTTGACCCAAGCGAAGCAGTGGGCGAACCGATTCGTCCTGGGCAAGTTCAGTGGTGGTCGCCTTGAGGCTCTGAACGCTACGTTTGGTCGCCTGCTTGAGTACAAGGCTCGCGAAGAAGCCATTCGAGAGAGGCTGCTGAAGAAGCAGATTGACATGCCCCTCGACTCCGAGATGACGCCCGCGCAGAAGCGCCTTGAGGCCCGTCTGGATCGAGTGTTCAGCCGCCTCACTGGCGCCGGCGTTCTGAGCGAAGGCCTGCAAAACCTGCGCGACCGCATCGCCGAACTGGACGATCAGATCCGGAGCATGGATTCTGACGTGGTCGAGATTGAGGGTGCCGGCGGCAAGAAGCGCACAGTCATCTCCCGCCGTAGCGAGCGGCTCGACGACATGCGTCATCTGTTTGGCTTCAACGACGAGAGCAACTACGCCCTGCGTGACGAAGGATTCACCTCCGATCGTGGCGACAGCGACCGGGATGCTCTTGTCTACGAGCGTCGCAAGCTGTCGCAGGAGCTGGAGGAAGCGACCAAAAAGAGCGCGTCCGGAAAGGCTAAGCAGTTGCGCATTGCCTTGGACAACATCATCGACAAGATGATGATGGCAGCCCAGGCGGCTCAGGCTGTCGGCATGTCGTACACCGACATCGCAATGGTCACCGCCAAGTACGGCGACTTGCTGAGCATGATCTCCGGAGAGAAAGCGGGCGGCGAGACGGCGCGCCGATTCCGGACCGACATCGATAACATGACGGCATCCGGCGTCCCTGCCGCTCAAGCCCGTCAGTCGGTGCTGGCTAAGTACGTAGAAGCCGGCCTGATGAACGAGGACGGCTCCGTTCGTTTGGCCGAGGACGCAAAGCGAATCCGCGCCGAGATAGAGGAAGACGGCTTTAACACGGCAGAAACACTGACGGGAGACCTATTCGAGGCCAACAAACTGGCCGAGGCAGTGGCTTCTGGTCAGATGTCTCCTGAGCAAGCGGCCCGCGAGGCTGGGGCAACAGACACTCGCGAGGTTGTGCGGGAGGCGATGGGCAAGCTGGCCGACCAGATGAAAAACCTGTCTGCCGATCAGCGTTTTGCCAAGCTAAAAGAAGTTGCCGTCTGGGTTGCCAAGAACATGCGGTCGCAAGACCTGACGTTCCGAGACGTCCAAGAGGCTTTCCGCTCACGCGGCATTGACTTCCCGCTAGAGATGGTGAGCAACACCTTCCTAGCTGTTCATACACCGATGCTCGACTACGCGGAATCGAACGGCGGCGGATATGCCCCCCGCGAGTTTTGGCTTCGCTCGATGGATCAGGCTCTTTCATTTAATGGAAGTCTGCTGTACCAAGGCCCATTCTCGGAGGCTGAGGTGCAGATGTATGAAGAGTGGAAAGATCGCCAGGAGGAAATGCTGTCTCGCCGGAAGCCTGCTCAGATTGCTTACGGGACGAATTCCGACGAGGCATTCAGCGGAATGCTGTTCATGAAGTACGGGCTTGCGCAAATGCGCAATCCACGATTGATTGCCAGCGAGCGCGATCGCCTGATGCTTACCAACTCGATTTCTGATCTGGTTGGTGCATGGCACCGTGATCTGGCTCTCGCTCTTGAAATGCGTCCCGATCTTCGCTCCGAGCTGCTGGACATTGATAGTGGTTCGGTTCTCCCCACCGACTACACCTCTCACCAGCGATGGGTAGAGCAGCAGAACAAGGTCAACGCCCGCAAAGCGGCGATCATTGAAAAGTCGCAGTACCACCTTGCCCTGCCGAGCCTACAAGGCCTGAGCGACACGGAGATCGTGGCCCTTAAGGATCGGCTCATAAAGGCCGATGTGGCAGAGTATGACGCGATTCTTCAGCAGACCAACAATCTGGCCGCCATTCGTAGCGGCGCAAAAACCAGGATCGATCCGGAGACTGGGGAAATAATTAGCGAGGCGGATGCCGCTGCTGCCGATTACGTATCCGACCTGTTGGAGCAAGAGCAGAACAAAGAATTTGCTCTTGAGGTGGACGGATCCTTCGGTCGAGACTTGGCATACGCCAACGAGGATACCGCGCAAACTGAGCGAGACAGCAGCATCGATCAGATTGCGGACGAGGAAGGAAACGAGCTGATTGCCGAGCGCGAGCAAGTCGCCGAAGAAGTCGATCAAGAGGTGTCTGACTCAGAGAGGATCAAGCTCGACGACTCTTCGCGTTTCAAGCGCGGCTTTTTTTCTGGTCGCCTTACCCATGCGGTGGTGGCCGACATGGTTTCTCGCCTGACTGCCGGCTGGAAGGGCGCTCCGCAGATCGTCGTCCTCAAGAACGTGGCCCAGCTCCCCGACGGAGTGCGTGAGCGGGTCATGGCTAAAGGTCTTGATGCCGCCGGCCTGTTCGATGGCGAGACCGGCATGGTCTACATCTTCTCGGACTTTGTCTCTAGCGAAGCGGATGTCCAGTTTGTCCTATTCCATGAGGTTGATGGTCACCTCGGCATGCGGGCGTTCCTCGGCACCGAGTTTGACTCTTTCCTTAACCTCATGTACCGCACCCGCCCAGAGGTGCGCAAAGCTGCCGACGAGCGAATTGCTCGCGGCATGCCAAAACTTGAAGCGATCGATGAGGCTTTGGCCGACATGGCCGGCGAAGACCGCAACGTCTCTGCCGTCAAGGCCTGGGTTGGAAAAATCATTACAGGCCTTCGCAAACTTGGATTCGGAAAAGTTGCTGACTGGATGGCAACCCTGACTGATTCCGAGCTGGCGTATCACCTCAAGAGCGCCAAGGATGCAGCCCGCAATGGCGGCTACCGACTTCTCAACGGAGCCCCCGGAGAGATCCGATTTGCCGAAGCCAAACACGACCGCCTGTACGAAATCTTCTCGGTCAAGGACGGCAAGACCACGGCTTATGCTAGGTTCAACCCGATCCAACAGACCTGGGCGGTGTACGAAAACGACGGCGACGATGTGCGCCTGAGCTTCACTGTGCGCGACATGGCCGAGTACCCCCGCGTCATGGCGGTCATGCGCGGCAAAGGCAAAGTCGAGTTCCGCAAACGCTCGGGCCTGTTCATCGACGACAAAATTAGTATCGATCTGGTGAAGATGCCCCGCGCTGAAGATCTCAACGCCGTCCAGCGCTGGATGCGATCGATGATCACGAAGTACCAGAACGAGTTCCGTCCTGTCTTTGATGTGGTCCGCACCCTGCGCGGGGCCGGCAAGATCAACCAGTACAACGACCTCGAATTGGCGCTTAACAATTGGGAACGTAAGGCCGGCGCCAAGATTGCGGAGTTCCGAAGAAAAATTGTGCAGCCAATCTCTCAGCTAACCAAGGAGATTGGTAAGGCCGGCGGTAGCTACGACTTCATCAACAAGTACCTGATCGCTCGTCACGCTGTAGAGCGAAACAAGCGAGTCTCAAAAGTTAACCAGGACTCCAGCAGTGGCTCGGGCATGACAAACGCGGAGGCGGCCGAAATCCTTAATGAAGCCCAGGCCAAACCATTCTTCAACCTGCTTGAAGAACTTGGGGCCAAGGTTGACGAAATGTCAAACTTCAAGATCAACTACCTTCGCAACACCGGAATGATCACCGGCAAAGCGTGGGCAAAGATGAAGTCGGCCTACAAGCATTACGTCAACCTCAGCGGCGAGAAAAGCGCTGACGGCTTTGATCATGTTGACGACCCTGCTTGGATGGTTGGACAGAAGTTCAACGTCAAGGGCGTCGAGAAGCGGGCATTTGGGCGAGAGGGCTTGGCGGAGGATGTCCTGGCTCGCACAGTCTTGGGCGCTGAGGCGGCAATCATTCGGGGTCAGAAGAATCTGGTGGACCTGACTCTGCTGGCTATGCTTGAGTCGAATTACGACCCGAACTTCGCCGTCATTAACGAGATCTCATACATCCGAAAACTCAATGAGGATGGACAGGTAGATAGTGTCGAGGACGAAAAATATATTAGCCGCAAGGATGTGATGGTGGCTAAGGTCAACGGCATACCAGTGACCATTCGCTTCAAGGACATGAGCAAGGGGTCTTTCGGCGATGCTATGTTTGGCACCGTCTATCCAAAAGAAACCAGCTCCTTCATGGAGGCCCTTGGCTGGTTCAACCAGAAGATGGGCCAGATGCTCACGACTTACAACCCGGCATGGGTTCCCGTCAACTTCATTCGTGATGCCGGCAACTTGTTCTTCAACGCCGCCGCCGACAAACGCTTCACCAACGCCCAAGCCGCTCAAATGCTGCGCCTGATCCCGAAGGCTGCAAAGGTGGCGCTGCACATTGCCAGTAACGGCGCTCGGTTTAACAACGTGGATCCGGAGGTGATGCGAATGTACCGGGAGATGGAGCGCGAGGGCGGCCTTGTCAGCTTCATGGATCGCAAGGGCTTGGAAGAGCAAGTCAAAGAGCTGCACGCTCTGCTGGGTGATCGGAACAAATTGCAGAAGGCGGGAGACACACTTCAATCCTTCCTGGACAAAATGGAGTACATGAGCCTGCCGATGGAATTGGCTCCCCGCTTGGCGGCATACACGGTTGCTCGCCAAAGCGGCATGTCAGCCAAAGAGGCAGCCAAGTTCGCCGGCGAGATCACCGTGAACTTCAACATGCGCGGCTCAAACAAGGCGGTGCGTCAGCTCTTCCTGTTCTTTAACCCGGCAGTCCAGGGTTCCGCCAAGCTGCTTAGCCTGTTCGGAGAACTTACTCCTGACTACAAGCTCAAGTTGAAAGCTAAAGGTTGGTACTATGCCTCTGCATGGATCGCTTTGGGTGCGCTCGGCAACCTCATGGCTCGAGCCTTCTCGGACGACGACGAGGATGGCCGTAACGCACTCGACAAAGTGCCAACGTATAAACGAGCAACTTCACTGATCCTTGCTGTTGATGTTCCTGGCGCCGCGATCCCAATCCCGTACGGCTGGAACGCCTTCTTTGCAATGGGCCACTTCATGATGGACACGCTGCTTGGCATCCAGCCTCTGTCGGTGAGCGCCGGGCGGGTAGCCAAGGCTGCATTCGAGGCGTACTCGCCGATTGGTGGCGCTGGCCTTGACTCCAAGAACCTCTCCACCGGGATTGCTAAGGCTGTTGCACCAACCGCAACCCTGCCCATCGTTGAGTGGATCGCCAACGAGAACCGCTTCGGCGCTCCGATCCGAATGACCGGAGATAACTTTGGTGGCGCTGTCAAACCGGAAAGCCAGATGGCGTTCCGCTCTGTCTCGCCGATCTCGCAGGGCATCGCCAATGCAGCGAATGAGCTGTTCGGCGGTAACAAGGCGAAGGCCGGGCCGCTTGACTTCAACCCGGCGGCAATGGACTTCATCATCAGCTCATACCTTCCAGGCGTGATCAACGAAACCTACAAGGCGGCATCTACCGGAGTTCGCGTCGCCAGGGGTGAAGAGATCAAGAATACTCCTCTCCCAATCATCGATCGGTTCACGGCTAAGACGCCTGAGGGTTTTGATGCCGGCGCATTCCGTCGGGCCAAAGAGATGATCGAGACGGCGTACAGGGAGTATCAGATGTACCCCGAGCGACGCGATGAGATTCGCAAAGAATCACCGGGCCTGATGAGGGCGCATGCTGTGGTGGCTGGCGCCACGCAACAGATCCGCTCTATGCGATCAACGCAAAACGAGATCGAAATGAACCCCAGGTTCACCGAGGCCGAGCTGGTTTCTCGCCGCAACGAGATGCGCAAGCGTGAAGATCAGGTCTACAAGCGGGCGGTGAAGGCGGTCATGGAGGCCGGGCCTGAATACCGCGAACGAGTCATGGCAGCAGACTAATGACCTGCGTTGTCGCCTCCACCAAGCACGGATGCGTAGCGTCCGATACTAGGTGCAGTTCCGACAGCGCAATGGTTTCCGTAAACAAGATCCGTCGCGTTGGTCGCTCGATCATCGGCGCTGCGGGAGATTGGTCCGATGTCCTGAAGTTCTGGGACATGATCGAGCGCAAGAAGAAGAAAGACACCGGGCTTACTGAAAGCTCGGAGCTGGAGGCTATCGAGCTTCACCCTGGCGGGATCTTTCTGTACAACTCCAGCGGTTTGAAGTACGCCGTTAAAGACGAGTACTTCGCCATTGGGAGCGGAGGGCCATATGCGATGGGCGCATTGGCTATGGGGGCCACGCCAGAAGAGGCGGTAGCAATTGCTACCCGCTTCGACCCCAGCACGGGCGGCGAGGTCGAGGCAATGTACTTGAAGGTAGCAAATGGCATCAAGCAAACTAACCGAAGATGAGTTCATAGCTCTCTGGAGAGAGCATCAGTCCTCCTCGATTATTTCTCGTATTACAGGAATTGACGTCCGAGGTATACAGCGCCGCAGGGCTAGGCTTGAAGCGATGGGGACCGCCCTTCCGTCTGTTTATAAACCTGAGCAAGCTCGCACAGCAGGCAACGCTGAGCTGGTCATATCGGCCCGCCGAGACGTCAACCGGATAACCATCGACGACGGCACGATCATCGTGGGGTCGGATGCTCACTACTCGCCCGGCGTAATTCCAGTAGCGCACAAGGCCCTCTGCAACGTGCTTTCGGATTTCGGAACCGAGGTCAAGTTTGTAGTGCTTAATGGCGACATCCTGGATGGCGGATCTATTGGCCGCCACGACCGCATTCGGTGGCAGCGCAAGGTCAGTATCAAGGACGAGCTAGAGGCGGTTCAGGAACGTCTCGGAGATATCGAGAAGGTTAGGCCTGCCGGGTGCAAGCTGTTGCGCACCTATGGCAACCATTGCGCTCGGTTCGAGACTAGGCTCTCGAACAATGTCCCGGAGTATGAGGGGATTGGCGGCTTCCTGCTGCGCGACCATTTGCCATTTTGGACAGATTCCCTGCGTATTGACGTTAATGACGACATGGTCATCATCCATGACTGGCACTCGGGGGTCCACTCTGGCTACAACGATGCGCTCAAGGGTGGCTGTCATGTAGTCACAGGCCACACTCATGAACTTAGCGCCAAGGCCGTGCGCGGTTTTAAGCAGACTCACTACGGCATCAAGACCGGGATGCTGGCAAACGAATACCAAGAAGAGTTCGACTATCGACAAGGCAAGCCGGGATTTAACTGGCAGTCCGGGTTCGCTGTCTTGACTTGGAGGGATGGCGTTCTTTTGCACCCCGAGTTCTGCGCCGTGCGCGATGATGACAAGGCCTATTTCCGAGGGAAGCTTTATGCAGACTAAACCGAAGTCCCGAGTCAACGAGGCCGGCAATTACACCAAGCCGGCACTGCGCAAGAAGCTGTTCGAGCAGATCAAGGCTGGCAGCAAAGGAGGCGACCCTGGTGAGTGGAGCGCCCGCAAAGCTCAGATGCTTGCCAAGACCTACAAGGACGCTGGCGGCGGCTACAAGGACTGACTATGAAAGCACCCCAGAAATCACTGAAGAAGTGGACTGAGCAGGAATGGCGCACCAGCGACGGCAAGCCGAGCGAGGGGAAGAAGCGCTACCTACCTGACGCGGCTTGGAAGTCTCTCAGCCCAGCAGAGAAGGCTGCAACCAACTCCGCCAAGGCTCAGGGCAACAAGGCCGGCAAGCAGTTCGTCAAACAACCTAAGGGCATTGCCGACAAAGTGGCAAAGTACCGCAAGTGACTGTCACCTTCTGGTTAGTTCTAGTCCCTACCGCCTGCTACGCGCTGGCGTCAGGCCTGTACTTCTGGAAGGGTGACATACCCCTTGGGATCATTTATTCAGGCTACGCCTGGGCCAACGTCGGCCTGATGTGGGTGGACTTCCTGCGCAGGCAGAACATATAGGTTAGCTTTCCAGGCGGAAAACGTACTTATATGACCGCTTGTCTCTGTTAATCGGTCATATAAGGTGGGGGTACTAGCCGAGTCACCCAGCGCCACCGGCTGCGCAGCTTCCCCGCCGAGTAGTCCCAGCAGAGCGGCGGCAAGGGTGTGAGATCTCTCCTCGACGTTCCCCCCGTAAAACTTAAGCTGAGGCCGGAATCCTTGGGCGGCACCACAAGAACTCCTTCTCTGGCCTAGCACCGACAGCCACCAAGGACTGCGGCGACCACTCCGTCTTTGTGTGGAGCGGGTAACCTGGGCCGACATAAACGCCGGGCTTAGAAAAGTGAGGGACGAAAGTAACTTGCCCCCATTTATAGACGGTGACCGGGAAGCGGTCTGAGTAGGCTATTTTCTTATCTATCAATTCTTACTCCAGGCTATTGATGGCGGTTAGAAGATCTCTGGCGTTGGGGCCTCCGCGTTTCTTGAGAATCCTTGCGGCCAGATCACGGCGCTCTACCCACATTCTGGTCTGCATGACGCCGCCATTGACGATCCGCATTGGAACCTTGTTCATACGATCTTTCAGCTCTTTCTTGAGCCGCTCGATAGTTTCTTCTTCACTCATTGGCCAACCATTTTCTTGATGCTCTTGATGGAGACGGTTCCCGCAATGCATGCCTCGGCAAACTTAGCCTGCTCTCTGGCCCCAAGATCTCCAAGTTCTTTTCTCCACTCCTCGTAGAGAGCTCGTCGCCGGGTGGGTGAGGTGAGGGAGATCGCCTTCTCCACCCGCGCAATCAAGCGCAGGCGAGATTGGAGAAGCTCTTCCTTCCACCTCAGCTCCTGCTCGGCCGCTAGACGAATTCGCTCAGCGACGGCGGAATCCATCCCTCTGGCTTCCCGATCTTCATTGTGCCGGGCTTGAAGACGGGCTTGCCGTCCACCAGCTTGGCATCGTTGCTGTCCAGAACCGCGATGTCGGCGGCATCCTTATTGAATCCTGCGAGGTAGGCGACACCGTTGCCGGTGACTTCTGTGTCGCATAGCGCGTCAAGCGCATCGATGCGGGCATCGATGATGGCTTTAACATTGCCCGTCTTCACCATCTCTCCGACGTAGCTGATGCTCTCAATGGCACTAGACAGGATTATGTTGAGACCTCTGTCGAATGTGTTTTCGTTGGTAAGGATCGCCAGACAGGACAAGAACTCCGCCATCTCTTCGAGGTGGCATCCAATCTGTGTAGAAAGGTGCTGCGGACACGGGTATTTCCCGCAGGCCTTCAGCCAACTCTCAGTTCGCTGATAGTTTGTCACTGAAGCGCCTCCTTGCCGGAGTCCTCGACGACCGCCTGCTGCTGCGCCTGAACTTGCTGGATGATGACGTCAATCAACTGGCGAACTTGGGCATGAGGCCCCGCGTCAAGTTGACGCAAGATGACATTGACTTGATCAATGTTGAGGGAAAGGGAGAAGATGTTGCTCATGCTTTTTTCCAAACGGTTTTAGGGGAACGATGGCAGTTGGAACTGGACTGCGGCGCATACCCGCAAGGCTGAACAGTTCCAACACGGCGGGCGCGTTGGGCGACATAGCCCCAGGCCCTGTTATCGGGAGGAGCGGAGAAGCCGATCTTCTCGGCCCACACCCGGACATCCTCCGTCATGAAACCTTGCGGCTTCATGTTTGCGTAGAGCTGGAAGTATTCCAGCGCAGTTTGAGACCAGCCCTCCATGAAGCGGTCGGCTTTAGAGGCGGCAAGCATAGCGCCTGCATCACGGCCTTGCTTTCCAAGTTCAGCGTTGAGCATTTCGATTCCTTATTTGATGCGGGCGGCGATGGAGCTAGAGAAGGAATGGATACCCTCTTGGAACCAGCGCCGGATTGCGTATTGACGAAGAACGGAGATGGCCGTGTAGATCCATCCTCCCCAGAAGTTGGCTCCGGGTGAGACATGGACTCCGACCATCAAAGGAAACAGGATCAGGTTTGCCACAAAGTTGATGGAGAAACCGATCACAATGTTCACCCACGCCTCAATGATTGCCTGACGGGGGTTCTCGCCAGCGTAGTACGTACGCAGCGTGAACACACCGACGAAGAGCATTGAGCCGAGGCCAAGTGCAGTCAGGGTCACAGCTTCAGCCCCGTGTCAGCAATAGTGAAGTGGCGCGGGCTCTTGTCTGCGTATCGATCTAGCACCTCACCAGCTCTGGCGTTGAGTTCGTTGTAGAACGGAGCAGAGCTTGGGGCCCTGTCGTCATCCCACATCTGCTGCATCATCGCGTCACGCAGGACGGTCAGCGATGCAATTGCTTTGGTGACGTGAGATATGCCCGAGTCAGGATCGATGTCCTCGCCCTCCCACCATGCCATCAGGTGCCGCATCACGCCGTCGTAGTAGACGGACGCCCGGACGCCTGCGGTTCGGTAGTTGTGGCGACCATACTTCGCGGCGCCCTCAAGCATTGCCACGCCAAGCTCGGCCAGCACGTTCGCCGGAACGGTAGACATTGGGGCTTTGCGAATGCCGACAGCATCCTTCGGGTTGGTCATCTTGTTCGCGGCCACCTTGAAGGATGACGCGGGGTACGCCGTTCCCGATAGCTCATGAAAAGTCAACGCATCATGCTCGTCTCCAAACAGAGAGCTTGGATGGGAGACGGTGCTGTAAATATTCATGACGCGGCCTCCGCCTCGCTCCCGTATTGGGATTTGAGGAAAGAGTCCAGATCGTCTTGGCGGAAGCGCCACTGACGCCCTACCTTTCCGGCAGGGATTCGCTTCTCACGCGCAAGTTTGCGCAACGAGAAGACACTAATGCCAAGGTACTTGGCCGCCTCAAAAATCGACATCATCGCTAGTGTTTCCTTCTTGCTCTTTGATCTTCCTGAATTGCTCGCAGAACGGCGCAACCTCGCAGTAACTTTCGCACCGGCGATTTACTCCGGGCCTCTCAATGATGGAGAAGCCTTTTGCCGGCTCGCCAAGCTCCTCTCTTGTGGCCGCGACCTTGGTGGCTCGCTTAGCCCCGTCCTTTGTGAGGGCGTACGTTGTGCCCGAATACCAGCGCTCATCCTCGGTGCAGGAAGAGTTGCCAAGGTCGGACTCAGACGCACGGTGCATCACGACTCGATCGTGTATGTACTTGCTTGTGTCCTCTATCGACCAAACCGGAACATCAATAACCGCGATAGGCGCCTTCGGGTAGTCGGGCTTTCGATCGGCCTCGCTCTTCTTCCAGTCACGGAAGATAGCCACGATCTGCAAGCGATCCACCTCGTACCCGTTCTTGTGGGCAAGCCAGCGCAGCACGTTGAGCTGTCGTGTCCAGCTATCGTCGCCGCCAGCTTTGTAGGTCGAGCAGACCTTGTAGTCCTGAAGAACCCTGTCCTCCAGATGCAGGCGGTCGAACTGACCCGAGAGCTTCCAGCCATCGACGTCGGCGTACAGGCGCTCCTCGACCAGAGCGCTGTCGTGCGCCCGCTCAAGGATGGCGTGAACCGCTTGGCCGAGAAGCGAGAAGACCCGCTCGCTCACATCGGTCACCACAGACTCCGAGTGCCTTTTCATCAGCGCTCGAATCCGGGGTGAGTCGATCAGTTTGGTGACGGAGATGTCTCCGCCGCCACGATACGGGTCGTTCTTGATGGCGCTGACAATCGCCTCAGGAAGACCGTGTAGGTTGGTGAGCAGCATCAGACGACCGAGAACCAGTCTTCCGACAGGAGGTCGGTTTGGCTGGCAATCCACGGAACACGAGCGCCGGGAGTGTTGTCCGCATCCGTCGGGTAGTTCAGGTACAGATACGGCAGGGTCATCTTGCTGTTGGCATCGGGAACTTGCAGCTCCACCCACAGGCCCTTTCCGTTCCACCCCTTGCGGGCAACGCGTTGGCCACGCTTGAGTTCATCAAGCGCCATGCCGAAGCACATGGTTCCATCCATAGCGTTGTACTTTGCCATTAGAAGTCCACCTCAACTGCACCGCCTCGCTGGCCGCCGTTGTCATTCTTCGCGTACTTGGGGTCGGGCAGCTTGAGGACGCCGCTCTTGAACGGGTTACCGTTCTTGGAGACGCGATGCCAGATGGCGACGTCGTACTTGGTGCCGTCAGGGAAGGTGACGGTGCCGGTCTCCTGCGGAGCCTTGGCGTTGGTTGCGCGGTTGTTGTCGAAGAGAACAATCTCGATCTGGTTGTTGTATGTTGCAGACATTCTTGAGTTTCCTTACTTGGTGGTTGCGGATTCAGCGGCTTTCTTCTGGAGCTTGGCGATCACCTCCTGCGCCTTGGTCACTGGCAGGTCGATGATGTCAGCCACGCCGTAAGCCTTGGCGATGGCATGGTGAGCGACGCCGGCTTGAGCTGCCAGCTTCTCGATGGTTTCGGCCTCGGTAACACCGATGGTCTTGATGGGCGCGGGCTGAACAGGGGCAACGGCCTGACGCTTCGGAGCAGATGCCGTGGCAGCGTTGCCATCGTCATCCTCGGGGGCGATGCCACACGCAGCCATCAGGCTATAGCGACGGGCATAGGTCAGCGCTGAGCCGTAGCCCTGCGCGTCGTGCTTCGTGGCCGGGACGAACAGCTTGCCAGCGGAGAACTGCTCGCCGCTCTCATGCACGAACATGGTCTCGACCATCACGCCGCCTTCGCATTCGTGCGTCTGCTGGATGAGCGCCACGCCGTTGTCGTTCAGCGAGTCGATGACAGCCTCAACGCAGGCGGCAAGGTCTGCGTAACGGCTCTTGAAGTGGGGGTTTGTGCTGGTCTTAAGTGCGGAGCCGAAGCCCTTCTGCGCCTTGACCAGAGCGGATGCGATTTTCTGCATGAGTCCTTTGGGTCTTGTTGATGGTAAATTGCTTGCTCTTGTGCGGGGCAAGCGGCGTTACGTTGCGGAGTGAATTGTAGGCACAAGTTTCCGGTTGTCGTTATAGGGTTTTCCCTAGTTGTTTTCCTGTTTTTAAGGCGAATAATCGCCATCTAGAAACTTCGCAGCGTCCCTATGTAGAACGAAGTACCACAAAGATGAGGAACGACGGAGACGAATGCTATAAACAAGAACGAATCCTGTCGATACTGCAAAGAGCAACGTATACAGCAGTATAAAAAACATAAACCAACCTATCAATAACAAGGAGCAACGTATATCAATATGAAGAATTTTTCAGACTTCGGCGTCGATCTCCAGGGGAGGACAGGAGAAGAGGTCAAGACAACCTGCCCGCAATGCAGCCACACGCGAAAGAAGAAAAGCTATCCGTGCCTGAACGTGAACACGGTGAAGGGCATCTGGCATTGCCACCATTGCGGATGGTCTGGTGGCCTTGGGTCTGGTGTCATCAACCGCTCAGCCCCTCCCAGCCGACGCGTCTACCACAAGCCTGAGTTCCGCCCGGCCGCCCTCTCTGACAAGGCCATCGAGTGGTTCGCTCAGCGCGGCATCACAACGGAAGTCCTGATCCGCAACCGAGTCTCGATGGAGCGGGTGTGGATGCCTCAGCTTGAGGACGAGGTTAGCGCGATTGCCTACCCCTTCTACAAGGAAGGCGAGGTAGTGAACGTGAAGTATAGGGATGGCGCCAAGAACTTCCGTCAGGTCGCTGGCGCTCAGAAGGTTCTCTACAAGTACGATGACATCAACGTGGAGCAGACCATCATCTGCGAGGGAGAGATGGATGCCCTTGCTCTTGAGGTTGCTGGCCTGCGCCATTCGGTCTCTGTTCCTGACGGCGCCCCTACGCCTGACGCCAAGAACCTAGAGGTCAAGTTTGAGTACCTCGAAGACGAGAGACTCGACTCTGTCAAGCAATGGATTCTCGCCGTCGATAACGATGAGCCGGGCAAGAAGCTGGAGGATGAGCTTGCTCGCCGCCTTGGCCGCGAGAAGTGCCTGCGCGTGTCATGGCCAGATGGCTGCAAGGATGCCAACGATGTGCTGATGAAGCACGGCGCCGAGACCCTTCGTCATTGCATCGAAGACGCCAAGTCGTTCCCCGTCGAGGGCGTGTTCTCTCTCAACGACATCGAGGATGACATCAACAACATGCTGGAGTATGGCCTGATCCAGGGTGAGCCAACCGGCTGGGCATCTGTCAGCTCTCTCTATACGCCAGCGCCCGGTCAATGGACCTTGGTCACCGGCATCCCGTCAATGGGTAAGTCTGAGTGGCTGGATGCTCTGGCAGTGAACATCGCCGAGAACGCGGGCTGGTCCTTTGGCGTCTGCTCTCCAGAGAACCAGCCGATCTCTTGGCACGCAGCCAAGCTGATCGAGAAGCGGATGGGCGAGCGACTCATCGCGGGCAAGGTCAACCATGCAAGGTTCCAAGAGGCAAAGTCTTGGGTCAACGAACACTTCCACTTCATCATGCCGGAAGAGCCGAGCCTAGACTCCGTGCTTGCAAAGGCCAAGGTTCTGATCCGACGACAAGGGATGAAGGGTCTGGTCATCGACCCGTACAACGAGCTGGATCACACCAAGCGCAAGGACGGCGTGAGCGAGACCGAGTACGTCTCGACCTTCCTCACTCAGATGCGCAAGTTCGCCCGCGACAATCAGATTCACATCTGGCTGGTGGCTCACCCCTCGAAGCTGATGAAGGACAACAAGGGCGTGTACCCTGTGCCTGACGGCTACGCTGTCAGCGGGTCGGCACACTTCTACAACAAGGCCGACAACATCATCGCCGTCCACAGGGATACCAACAACCCGCAGGCGGCGACCGAGGTTCACGTTCAGAAGATACGCTCTCGCTGGCTTGGCAGGCGCGGTACAGCACTTCTCAAGTGGCGCCCTGAGTGCGGCCGGTTCAAGGAATTCGATGGGGCTTACTCCCCTCCCGGAGTAGGGGGTGGCGAATGAACCGCGACGACATCATCCGCATGGCGCTGGAGGCAGGCTTCACTTGTGACGAGGCCGACTTCGTTTTTCCGAACCCAAGCAGGTCAGGCATTCAGTTGGAGCTTGAACGCTTCGCCGCCCTTGTCGCCGCAGCCGAGCGCGAAGCGTGTGCGAAGGTGTGTGAAGAGCCGGGATGGAACGCCGCTAACTGGTGCGCTAAACAAATCCGCGCAAGGGGGAACAATGCCTGACATCACCATGTGCGCGTCGACTACCTGCCATCGTAGGACTGAGTGCTACCGCAACGCAGAGAGTGGCACCGAGCCTAACCCGTGGAGGCAAGCCTACTTCCTATACGTCGATGAGACGGATGTCGGCTGCGAGAAATTCAGCCCTGTTCGTAGGGGCGCCGACCAGCGTGAGGATAAGAAGGCATGACGCACAGAGATCGGAAGCTACTTGATCTCGCCGAAGGAATGCCGTGTGTCATGTGCGGGAACGACGACGGAACCGTTGTTGCCGCCCACTCGAACCTGCTTGAGCACGGCAAGGGCAGGGGCCTTAAGGCCGACGACTGTATGAGCGCGTGGCTCTGCTACCGCTGCCATACGGAACTCGACCAGGGCAACAAGATGAGCAAATCAGAGAAGCGGGATTACACCCTCACCGCCATCTGCCGTACCACGCAAGCGCTGTGGAACCGAGGGTTTATTGGAGTCATTAAGTGAACGAGCAACTGTTGAAGAATGTCGATGCCATCCGCGAGGAGGCTATGGGAATGATTGACAACCTATCCGCGGTGAAGGGCGAGTCGTACTCTGAGTACGTTCGCCTACTGCTGAACGTGCATCAGTCCGCCAACGTCATCGCTATGTTGTGCGAGATAGCCCGCGAGTTCGATGAAGACATGGCAGCGAAGATGGCTGGCATCAGCGAGGTTCTCCTTACGCAGGTAGCAATCAGCGCATCTGCTCTTGGCAAGTTTAGTCAGCAGCAGTCGAACGAGGCCATCAAGGAGGCCGAGCGCATGAGAGATTGGGTGGATGGCATGAGCGAACGCGCCATCAAGTCAGCCCAAGAGGGCGGATCTTTTGGGGGCAAAGATGTTGCGTAGTCACATTCGTCTTAGCGGCTCTCTCGACGCCACGCTACGCATGAAGGAGTGCGTCAAGTGCGGACAATCCCGTTCGGTTTCCGACGGCGTTGAGTCCGGTCCGAAGTTTGTGTGCGGCTCCTGCTGGCGCAAGAAGGGCTCAGCAACGCTGAAGTTTGGAGCAAAGAAGTGATCACCGGAAAAGTTGTTGCGAACGCTGGGTCTCATCGCATCCTTGCCGCACTCGGCGATGGGCCTTGCGACTCAAGGAAACTGAAAGACATCGTTGGCGCCATCAATTCTGTGGCCCGCTTTGACGGAGAGTACATGGCCCGCCTTGAGCATTCCAGCTATGTGCGCCGCAAAGGTGATTTGTGGTACTTGACCGAGGCCGGTCATGAAAAGCTCGAATCCCTTGGCCCGGTGCGAAGGCCGGGTAAGACGAGCGTTGCAGCCAGCCGCACAACGGTTGGCGTTGGCATCCTTGACCCGAAGATGTATCAGCAATCTTGGACTAGACCGGGCAGCGAGGACTTCCTCAAGTTTCCCAGCAGGATGGGCAACAAGCTGTACTACCGAGACGGTCGGGTTGAAACGATTCTTGAAACGATTGGAGAGGCAGATGGATATTGAAGAACTGCTGGAGCGCTACCGGCAACTGGCCGACATGTATGCCCCGGCCAAGGCGCAACGAGGGCACCTCGAAGACTACAAGAAGAGCTGCATCGCCATGCTGATGAAGGATGCACTCAAGGGTGGACACGCATCCGCCGCCGCGCAAGAGCGGGAGGCTGCCGCAAACCCGGTCTACATCAAGCTGCTTGATGACCTGAAGATCGCCGTGCATGAGGAGGAGAAGATCCGCTACCA